GGCTCATTATCACCGTCATAATAAATCTTTTGAAATAGCACATTTGGATTAAGAATGGAATCCATTAAACGTGTTTTCGTATCTAAAACATGAAAGTATTTAGGATCTCCAGCATCAGACCACGTCAATTCGTATTGAGTACCAAGATATGTAATATTATCTTGTGTACTTTTAGTGTGATAGTGACCTGAATAAACTGCTTCATATCGATCAAATAGCTTCTTATCCATACCATGCGATTTGATATTAGCGCCGGCCATATATTGAAAACCACCAAGCTCTAAGTGACCCATGAGAATAGGCGCTGCTGCAGTATTAATAAACTGAATACATTTTTCTTCGTTTTCTTTACACATCCATGGCACCACAGCAACGTCTAAACCATCATAATTTATAACCTTTGGATCCATGTGTATATGAATACGATCAGAATATTGTTCTAATAATGTTTCAATCGAGTTAAGCTTATTCGTATTTTTGTAATATACACAGTGATTTCCTGGAATGATGTCCATATGAATATCGTACTCATAAAGCTTTGATATGAACATATCGTAATTACGTTTAAGCACTTTAAAATTAACGTACTTACGATGTTCAAAATAATCACCAAGGTGTAAGATTCTTTTTATATCATTCTTGACTAAATAAGGAAAAAACACTTTAGTATAGAATGTATCCATATAGTCTAAAAAGATATCGGATCCATTCTTAACACCTAAATGGGTGTCTGATATTACGGCTAACTTCATATTGTATTAGAGAAATTTATCTAATCCACCAACGATCTTTTTCTTTGGTCTTTTCTGCTTTTCACTTTTAGCAAATTCTTTAAGTACTCTATCTCTTTCACGGTATATTTGAGTTTTATACTTAACTCTTTCAATAATACTATTTGAACCCATGTGATCGTCAATGTCCATAAATGCCGATGCACCAGAATATTCAATAAAACGTTCTTTTATATTCTGTTGTTTCTTTTCTTTTGCTATACGTCGTAAAAAAGCGTAATACGTAATTTGCGTAAAATAAGCGAAGGCATTGGGCAATCCAGTACGAGTTGCCTTTTCTACATCATAGTTCATAATTGCTTTGATGCAATTTTCAACCGCGTCCATAACCATCTCTTCTCGATAAGTATATCCGCTAAAGTTAGGTTTATGAGAAAGACCCTCAGCAATCTTTAAGAAGCAACTTCCAATATATTCAGGAATCACCGGTTCATCACATAAATTTTTACGAGCTTCATTTACCGAAGTTACATAGTCAACAACAGATTGCGAAAACTCTTTATTATTTACATAGTGTGGTCTTTCTCTAGGTTTTTTCTTCATCACATCTTTTTTCATAATTAACTTATATTATACACTATGTTTATGTATTTGTAAACCAATAATTTATATGCATTTTATGGTGTACAACTATTGATTCTTGTGGTATAATAATTAAAACCCACCAACAATAGATAGGCTTCTCTCTTTAGTTATCTTTAAACTTCTTTCTCCATTGAGAATGGATATCAGATAGAGGTTGATCAAAGTTGTAGTTATCATTTAAATCTGGATTATCAACTGGAGGATAAGTTAACTCTTTTCCTAAAGATTCCAATTCAGCATTATCCATGATATGTTGTAGTCTTTGAGCCATCAAATACTTTAAGTACAGTAATTTATATTTGATTGGTGTTTCTGTAGCTCCAATGATCTTATCTCCAGCTAGACGAACAAAATCATCTTCTTCAGAGTCTAACCAAGGTTTCACCATAATAATACCACTTTTCATATTAGTAATTAATTCGACTACATTATCTAAATATAAAACATTATTTTCCTCGTCGCAATCCATTTCTTCAGCGATAATATAGGAACCATCGACTAAACGATAACTCGCTATATTAAAACTATTTGCGTATTCAATTAAATTTTCTGATGGTGTGTATGTCATAATGGAACTTCGTATATTTTATATATAAACTTTTCTTTTGCGTAAATTTTTACACGCTCAATGGCGTGGTTTAAGGTGTAGTTCTTTTTCTTTTTCCACGACAAATCATCGGCTAAATCGAAAATAGTAGTACCTTTACCATCTTTTGTTTTACGAAGTCCGCGACCAATCGATTGGAGTACTCTAATTTGTGATTTTGTAGGTGAAGCAAAAATAATGTTATTCAAGTTAACAATATTTATACCTGTGGAGAACGTTCCGCTCGACGCTACAATGATAGCGTTCTTTTCCTTTTCTGTGATAGCTCGTATTCTTTCCCGCTCTTCAGCGTTTACCGCACCTGAAACGAAAAAGACTTTTCGACCACTATTCTTCAATCTTTCAATAAACATATCATAGAGAGGTTTACCATGTTTTTGTACAAGATTATAAAGTACTAAGGAGTTACCCTTTTGATCACACGTGAGATTTACAATAAAACGATTTCTTTTTTCATGACTTACGATAACATCGATTTCGTCCTGATACTTAAGACCTCGGCATTGTTTTTTAATTTCATCAGGATATTTTAATACTAGACATTGAACTTGAAGTTGTGCTAAAGTATCTGAATCGATTAACTCCTTTGTAGTGGTTACCTTATAGATAGGCCCAAAGTTTCCTTCAAGTGTCATTTGATTCGATACCGCATCATCGATCGTACCAGTAGTACCTATTCGCATATTTGCATTAATCAAACGGTTCATGATAGTAGTTAAACTCTTAGCTTTAAAGGTGTGAGCCTCATCACCAATAACCATACCATACTGCAAAAACCAATTAGGAGGCAACTTAATAGCACTTTGCCAAGTAGTAACAACGACCGATTGTTCAAAATTAAGTTTTTCTTTACCAGAATAGATTCTATGCACATCTTCATTTACATCAAACTCATCATCCTTTAATGAATATTGCTCAAAGTCTTTATACATTTGTTCAACAAGCGATGTTGTAGGAACTACTACCAAAACTTTCTTGTCCATTTCATGGTTTAGATAATGTCTCAATAACATATAAATGATAAGCGACTTACCTGAACCAGTAGGAGATATTAAAATACACCTGTTGTTTTGTGTTGCATGAATAAACGCATCGATCTGATAATCACGGGGTGTAATGACTTCACCATTATTAACAGTGATAGTTTGATCTTCGATAAATTTCTTTAAATCATCTGATTCATGAAATTTTATGCCTTTTAAAGAATCATCGTATTTAAGTTCATACTCTCTTTCATAACAAAACTCAGCCACTCGCTTCATTAAACCATAAGGTATAGTCTGAGAGCGCGAATCATACAAACGTATTTTCCCATCCCAGAGCTTATTTCTATAGCTCGGCATGAAACGATAGCCCTCCGCATAGAACGTAAAATATTCTCCAAGCTCCATCAAAATACCACTATCATCACTCGATAAGTATACCTTTGATTCGTCTTTTTTTCTTGCGATTATCATTACATACCAGAAGTAAACTTCTTAAACTCTAAGACATTTTTAATGTGTTGTCCTCTCCACCGAATTGCACCCATGATTTCTTCAAGCGTTTCAATGATAGTCTTTTGATAATCAATCTGAGCTTTTATACGTACGATATCTTCATCTGTACTATAATACATTTCCATGTCGCCCTTTAAAGGTTTTGACATTCCATCGAATGGATCGTATTTCCAATTACGTTTATCCATTTCTTCCTTCGTCATTTTACCATTATAGTAAAGCCACTTATCTTTTTTCGTGGACTCCATTTCCATTTCCTTTTTCTTTAACATCAACTTTGCCATAGAAAAAAGTTCAAGATACTTAGCATGCATCTTTGACGTTTTCATTGTTTCTTCATCAAGACAAATGTCATCAATGACAGAATCGGTCTTCCACATTTCTAATATTTCATTCAAATTAATCATAATATAAATTTATTTATTCTTATTTTATTATAGCAAATTCGTTATACCTAAACGTTACATCCGCCTGAAGATATGTAACATCAGTAGATTGGGCATTAAATTCAACACCACTTAATGATGTCG